TTGTCTTTGTAATCCTTTTATCATTGTTTTACAAGATTTAGAAACAAAAATATATCGCTTACCCTTAGAATCTTTTAGCTTACTATTTACTGCATTGACTCTATCTCTTATTGATGGGTGTTTGTGTTTTACTTTTACTTTGAAACCAGCATTTTGCAATATAGATAAATCAGTTCTACCACCAGCAGAAGTTTTACGTTGTTTAGAAGCTGGGTCAGGATAAACAAATATTTGTGCTTTAGAACCATATCTATCTCTTATTTCTTGGCACATTTCATCAGTATTACTTGAATAAATTACTATCTCATCTACTACATAAATCTTATCTTTTTCTATTTGTGCAACACAAGCTGACATTGGATCAACATTGAAGTCCATGCCTAAATGAAAAGGTTTAGTCCAATCTATTTTCTTTTCTATTACTGAATCAACAGGGTGAAAATTGTAATATACAGCACCAGCATAATTTTCAAATGTTCCCTCAAACTCTTGTCTAAAAGTTCTTATATCTATGTCTTGTTTTGCTTGTTCTATTTCTTCT